TAACAGATTAGGGGGCCGGCCAGCGATACCGAGTGCCCTACCTACAAACAACGCACGGGGTTCGCACGTGACCCCCCTACCATGAAAAGAGGTGATATATGTGGCTAGTAAGCGCGAGTTGGCAGTAGATGAACGGATCAAGAAAGAGGTGCTTAGACTTAAGCGGATTTATAAAAACATAGACAAAGATAACAAGGCAATCATCGACGGACTCATTCAGAGGGCCGCATATATGAGGATCACTCTTGAGGATTGGGAGCTGGACATTATGGAAAACGGTTGCACAGAGATGTTCACCCAGTCGCTAAACACACCACCATACGAAAGAGAGCGCCCGGTGGCCCGGCTTTACAATACCATGAATGGGAACTATCAAAAAATCATAAAGCAGCTTTCGGAGCTGGTCCCCAAGCCAGATCCTAAAGTGGAGGACGATGGATTCGACGATTTCCTGATCGGGAAATGAGTACCAAGTATGAAGCGACCTATAATCCGATTCTTGAGTATTGGAGCTGGATCAACCGTAACCGGCGCAATCGTCGCAGGGTCTCCACTAAGATTTACAAAGTCTATAAAGAGTTGGTCCGGATCATAAACGACCCGACCAGCGAATGGGAATACGACCCGGTCAAAGGCAACCATGCAATAGAGTTTGTGGAGAACTACTGTAGACACTCTAAGGGCGCGATGGGCGGCAAGCCTTTTATCTTGGAACTTTGGCAGAAAGCTCTTATAGCGGCTACTTTTGGCATAGTGCATAAGATAGACGGCACCAGGAAGTATCAAGAAGTCTTACTGGTAGTAGGGCGAAAAAACGGTAAGTCCACGCTGGCTGCTGCAATAGGTCTTTACCTGCAAATAGCTGACGGGGAGCCTGGCGCCGAAGTATACGCCTGCGCTACCAAAAAGGACCAGGCTAAAATTATATGGCTTGAAGCAAAAAGAATGGTTCGCAAGTCACCGGCTTTGCGCAAGAGAATGAAAACTCTTGTTGCAGAGATTAACAGCGACTTCAACGATTCTTTTTTTCGTCCCCTGGGACGCGATAGCGATAGCCTGGACGGCCTCAACGTCCACGGCGCTTTGCTCGATGAAATACATGCATGGACGGACCAGAATCTTTACGACGTTATAGTCGATGGTACTTCATCCCGTGAGCAACCGCTGGTGTTCATTACTACGACTGCTGGCACTGTACGCGAACGGGTATTTGATTTGAAATATGACGAAGCAGAGCGGGTTATCAATGGCTATGAGGACCCGGACGGCTACAAAAATGAGCGGCTGCTGCCGATCATATACGAACTGGATAAACGCCAGGACTGGGTTAACGAGGAATGTTGGTATCAGGCTAATCCCGGCCTGGGTACCATCAAGAGAATTGACCAGCTGCGAAACAAGGTTGAGAAGGCTAAGGCTAATCCATTGCTGGTAAAGAACCTGCTTTGTAAAGATTTCAACGTCAGGGAAACGACCAGCGAAGCATGGTTGACATTTGAGCAGCTGAATAACCCGGCAACCTATGACTTAAAGGTCTTAAAGCCGAGGTACGGTATTGGCGGCTCTGATTTGTCCAGTACTACTGACTTAACCTGCGGTACAGTTATCTTCATGGTGCCGGGCGACAACACGATCTATGTCATGCAGATGTACTGGCTGCCGGAAGACTTACTGGAACAGCGAGTTAAAGAGGACAAAATTCCTTACGATATCTGGCGCGATATGGGACTGCTGCGAACAGTACCGGGAAATAAAGTGCATTATGAGTATGTAGTTCAGTGGTTCCTTGAAGTACAAAACGAGCTTGATATTTACATCCCCTGGCACGGTTATGATAGCTGGTCTGCCGAGTATTATGTGCAGGAAATGCGGAGCCATTTCGGTAAAGATGGCATGGAGCCGGTTATCCAGGGCAAGAAAACGCTCTCCGGCCCGATGAAGGCACTGGGTGCTGACTTGGAATCCAAGCGGATCAACTACAATAATTCGCCCGTGTTGAAGTGGAATTTGTCTAACGTGGCAGTAGAGATCGACAAAAACCTCAATATCCAACCCTGCAAAACAAGCAATCAAAGGAGGAGAATTGATGGATTTGCGTCTTTGCTTAACGCTTATGTGGTGCTAGAGCGCCATTATGAGGACTATATCAACCTGATTTAGTAGGGGAGGTGAGTGAGTGGGGGTTTTCGATTTTTTGAAACGTGAAAACAGGACCGTAACGGTGTCTAAATACAAGATGATCACCGATGAAGGAGAAGGCTTTTATGCCTGGAACGGTAACCTGTATCAATCGGACATAGTGAGGGCCGCCATACGGCCAAAAGCCAGGGCAATTGGGAAAACGGTTGGTAAGCATATACGAGAAACTATAAAACCTGATGGAAGCAAGGATGTGAAAATCAACCCTGAACCTTACATCAGGTTTTTGCTTGAGGAGCCTAATCCCTACATGACCGGCCAGATGTTACAGGAAAAACTGGCTATACAACTAGAGTTGAACAACAACGCTTTTGCCTATATTGACCGAGATGAGAACGGGTATCCGACGGCTATTTATCCGATTACGCCTACGGCTGTTGAAGCTTTGAAGGACGGCCGAGGCGAACTGTATCTGAAGTTCACGCTGAAGAGTGGCAGGGGCGTGACGTTCCGGTACACAGACATCATCCATCTGCGCAAGGACTTTAATAACAGCGAATTATTTGGCGAGCCAACAGCCGGTGCACTGGCTCCGCTAATGGAGATAGTCAACACCACCGATCAAGGCATTGTAAAGGCCATTAAGAACTCGAACGTCATTAAGTGGCTGCTGAAATTTAACCAGACTTTGCGACCCGAGGACTTGAAGAAGCAAACCAAGCAGTTTGTTGAGGACTACCTAAGCATTGAGAGTGAATCAGTGGGTGCTGCGGCCACCGACGCCAAGGCTGACGCAATCCAGGTAGAGCCCAAAGACTACGTGCCTAACGCGGTACAGATGGACAGGACCGTTCAGCGAATCTACAGCTTTTTCAACACCAACAGCAAGATAGTCCAAGGCAGCTACGACGAAGACGAATGGATCTCTTACTACGAGCAGAGTGTGGAACCAGATGTAATCCAAATGAGTGGCGAGTACACCAGGAAGCTATTCACCAGGCGAGAGAGAGGTTTTGGCAACCGAATTGTTTTCGAGAGTTCGAACCTGACTTTCGCCAGTATGCATACTAAGTTGAGTCTGGTGCAGTATGTTGACCGCGGTATCCTCAGTCCAAACGAAGTTAGAGAAATCCTCAATATGGCACCACGTGAGGGAGGGGATGAGTATGTCAGGCGCTTAGACACCAGGCCGACGACTGAATAAGGGGAGGTGAGCAAGTGGCTAAAGTCAATATCAAGGGGCCGATTGTGTCTGACAACGACGCCTGGATCTATGAATGGTTGGGCATTAAAGCGACATGCCCCAAGATAGTTAATGATGCAATCGACAAGGCTAGCGGTGAAGATTTGGAAGTTATCATCAACTCCGGCGGGGGCAGTGTATTCCCTGCTTCTGAAATCTACACCGCATTAAGAGATTACGCCGGGAATGTCATCGTCAAAATCGTCGGTCTGGCCGCCAGTGCTGCGAGTGTGGTGGCGATGGCCGGCACGAAAGTCTTGATGTCGCCCACGGCGCAAATGATGATCCATAACGTAACAACGTATGCCGAGGGTGATTACCGAGACATGGAGCACACGGCAGAAATCCTTAAAAATGCCAATGACACTATTGCTAATGCCTACCGACTAAAAAGTGGCAAGACGCAAGAAGAGTTGTTGGCCTTGATGGACAACGAGACCTGGATGACTGCTCAAAAAGCAAAGGAGTTAGGGTTGATTGACGAGATCATGTTCGAGGACGATGTGCAACTGGTAGCGTCTGTAGGCTATTCCGGGCTGCTGCCACCCGAAGTCATAAACACCGTGCGGAACAAACTGCAAAGTGAGAAGGCGCTAAAGGCAGCACAGGCCAAGCTAAACTATTTGAAATTGAAGGGAGAGGTTATCAGTGACTAAAGAAAAGTACCTGGAGCAGCGCAATGCGTTGCTGGCCGAGGTTGAGGCCCTAATTGCGGAAGGTAAAATTGATGAGTCCAACGCAAAAATGGAGGAAGTTAAGGAACTCGACAACCAGTGGGAGCAGGTTAAGCTGGCTAACGCCAACCTTAACGCTCTCAAGGACAACATAACCGGCATTGAGCTGGAAAACAGGGGCGTGGAGCCCAAAGGAGAGGTGACTGTAGTGGATACCGTAGCACAGAAAAAAACCGTGGATCAGGCCGCCGTGTATGAGGTAGCCTGGGCAAAGACCCTGCAGGGGAAAAAGCTAGAGGACAGCGAGCAAGCGGTGTTTGACAAGATTAACGCAGAGTTCCGTAATGCCTATACGCATGACACCGGCAATACTCCGACCCTGATCCCGCAGACTGTGGTGGCGGGAATTTGGAAGCGTGCCGAGGAAATGTATCCGCTATTAGCGGACATCAAGAAGTACAATGTGCGTGGCACGCTGGTGATGAACAAGCACACATCTATTGCTGAAGGTGACGCTGCCTGGTATGACGAGGTTACCGCTACCGCCGATGAGAAGAACGTATTTGGTCAGCTCACCCTGACCGGGTGCGAGCTCGCCAAGGCGATCACCGTCACATGGAAGCTGCGCAGCATGGCAACGGAAGAGTTCATCCCGTATATCAAAAACGAATTGGGCGAGCGTGTTGGTGTTGCGCTGGGTACTGCCATTGCTCAGGGTAAGGGCCAGCCTGGTGCTACGGACGAATGGAAGCCAG